CAAAACTCCCCGAAGCTCACATGAGCAAGGCTGTCAAGCTAACAATGTTTGTGTGAAGCGCTCCTCTATGGAGCTTGTGCGAGAGTGTCGAGAGAAGCTCGAAGCTGAGAAATATCCAAATATCAGCGAGAAAGAGCGACGAACGATGCGATTGCAAGTCGCGGGCGATTTTGCCGACCACTCTGTGGCCTTTTCAGGTAAAACCAATAAGCAATTAAAGGAGAAACTTGTAGCCATGGGGATTCCTTTGGTAGGTCGCCCGAGCCGGAAATTGATGTTGTTGATTTTGATGGACTACATATCAGGCAGCAATGCTGCCTTGATTGGGACCACAAGCCTCAATTATTTGTTTGTCCCCCGATTGTGTTTCCAACTACTTTGCTGGTACACTTTTTATTTTGCCAATATGCTACAACCCGACCTCACTCCTGAGAAGTGGATTGGCATTGTTGCTGCAATGTTTGAAGTTTCACCGCAAGTTGTGATGGGATCTTATTTTCCGATCCCTTCTACTTTTTGGATCATACCATTCACTTTGCTTATTTCAGCCTTGAACCTTGTGTTCTTGCAAGCTGTCTGGCAGTGTTTGAAATGTGTGTGCAAATTGAGATGGCGACATGTCGTGGCCACTTGGAACTTTGCTTGGCAAGGTCCTCGTTGGCTTTGGCGACAAATTGATTTTATCAACTACAAGTACGTCCAGCCGTTACTTGTCTCGATGTATGTGAAGAAACCCATCATTGAGTCCGCCCAAGCTGGTTCTCATGTCTTTCGAACGGCTTACACTGACAAGCGCGTGGTTCCTTACCTGACAAGGTTTGGTACATACGCCAATGCATGTGCCGTTGGAAGGAATTTGTTGTTGCTCGCAGAGCATGAACTCCCTCCCACTGTGCCGCGGAGTTCTCTCGGCGTTGATGACATGGCGATGATCTGGACCGATATGGTTAATGAGACGTATTTTAATTCCTTCAAGGAGGAAGATTGCGTCGAATTACCGTTGGAGAACCTCGCATGGGAAAACAATCAAAATCGGCGTTCGTCTGGGCGTCGTTTCGGCATGTATCAGCATACCTGCTCAACTGATAAAGGTTGTTCAGGGTCAGCTGTACTTAATGCCGAAGGACAATTCGTTGGTGTTCACACCAGAGGAGGCGGTGCCCTCACTCGACCCAACTGGTTTGAGCCTGTTACTCTTGCCGATATCGAAATGATTAAGCAATGTAGAGGCCTTACTAAAGACCAGTGGGATGAGATGATGGGGCTGTTGCCCAAACCCAAGCCAGTCACCCGCGAGGGACAAGAGACTGGACCTGGTGAAGGCAAACCCAATGATGATGAATACGTCGATGATGCCTTCTATCGCCCAGCTTACATGACGTCACAACGTTATGAGAAGCAAGAGCGTAGGAAGGAGCGTCAGGAACGATGGGTCACCCAGGACCAATTTCTGAAAGTCCGGGGTGGCAAGGGAGGTAAGCAAAGACTCATCAATGACGAAGAGGATGCTGAGATTGTCGCCAATATGAATATGATTGGCGCTCAAAAATCAGATACTCAACTGATTTGGGAGGACTATTATGAGATGGACCAGGCTGATCGTGATTTGTTAATTCGCATTTTGAATGCAGTGAACAATTGGTTGAAGACCCAGAAGGGTAATCACCTTGAACGAAAGATGGCCATCCTTATGCCCAACTTCTGTCCGCAATTGCCTCGAAAGGTCATTCAAGCAGCGCGTGCGTTTGCTATGTATGCCAACGAGAATCCGAAAGATCGTAGGTTCACACAATTGGATCCTACTTTGTATCAGATCAACGTTAGTATGCTCCCGCAATACCCTCTGCCGAGTGAACCGATCCGATTGTCGAACGATGACGATGTGAAGGGAACTGAAGAAGCTGACACCGAGCTTCCCCTCGCTGTTCGTGCGAAGATGAACGATTTCCCTTCAGAGGAAGTTTTTGTTCAGTCTGAGACGAGGCCTGCTCCTTCATTAACGTATTCGACTGTCAGCGTGAATGACTATTGCAGTTCAGACATGTTTAATGACAGTTGCATTGAGCCGACAATGAAGAAAACAAAGCACCAAGCAAAGATTGAACTCCCTGAATTTGCCAAGGAGTACACTTATGCAGGCCCTACCAAACAGATGGAGGAGCGTGCTATGGCGTACTTGAAGAAAAGTATTCCCCCGCCGGGGAAGAAACTTCAACCTGAGCATTGCCAGGGAATGACCTTTTTGCATCAGTACCATGCTGAAATGTGGACCTTTGAACAAGCCCTCGATTATATTGAGAAACAACAACTCGGTGATCGTGCTTTAGGTCTGGATTTTCGCACTGGTTCCGATACCCAGAAATCTGATGTGTTGAAGAATCCAGAAAAGTTAGCCATCCTGCGCAAGCAGGTGGAGGAATTCTTCGCCACTGGTGCAATCCCAGCCTCCTGGTTTGACCGCAAGTATTTGCGAGTTATGGCGATCGTGAAGCAAGAAGCTATCAAGAAAAAGAAGCTTCAAGAACGTGCTGCACGTTTGATCACCGTTTGTCCCCTTGGGATGGACGTGCTCTGCATTATGCTTGCTGGACCGTGTATGAAGAAACTACAATTGGAGTGTGACAATCACAAGCAACCAAGTAGAATCGGAATCATCATGTCCAAAGGTGGCTGGAGCAACTACTTGCAACAAGTACTACGCGAAGGTACAGTCCTCAACGAATCGGACTACGTCAATTTTGATGTGTTCGCTCTTGGTGATGGCATTATTCATTGTTTGTCGCAACTCGTGGACCACCCTCGATGGCCCTTGTTGACTTCATTGATGGCCGGTCCCAAGATCCTTGAGGGCATTTACGGAACCAAGTTGGAAATTGAAGAGAATTTCCTCCTAAGTGGGAAGTTTTGTACCTCGATAGCAGGCACTCTTTACAATTGGATGATGACACGCAACTCTCCTGTGTTTAAGGATCGAATCCTTGAACCCAACAAGTATGGTGATGATTCATTGGACAAGACTAAAGAGATTACCACTGCTGAACAGTGGAAAGCGCATGCAAAGTTCATTTCAGACGTTTACTCAGCCAAACTCAAAGAAGATCATAAGAGCACGAAAGACGTGACTCAAGTTTCCTTTCTAGGGTTACGAGTTGCTGATGTTGACGGAAAACTCATACCTTACAGCTCTAATCCAGCCAAGTCTGTGGTTAATTATGCTTTTAGAGTTGACGCCAACAAACAGCCGTTACTTGCAGCGCAAGTCGTTTCGACGATGATGTACTACACAGCTTACAACCCTGACCAGGAGCCTCATAGGTTCTGGCTTAGTGAATGGGAGCGAATCAAGAAGATCGCCCCGCAGGAAGCGTTGGTACGCCCTATGAAGGGTGAGATCATGTCCCATTGGCTTGGGCATGAGTCGTCAAGTCAAACGCAGCCCCGCCCTACTTTCGAAGCCATTGCTGAAAGCTATGCTTATCAACTCCATCAAGATGGGAAATTGTTGATTGGAAAGCTCGGCTCTGGTTTTTCAAAGGGTGATGGGCCTGGTTTATGCCCCGCTCACAGCGTGTTTTGTTCTCACATGGCACCGTTCGATGAAGCAACTCGTCAAGCTCTATTCCGTGAAATATCGGAGTGCAAGGCTTACGGTTATTGCAATGAAATTGACCATGAAGATATTCACACCATGCTGATTGCTTTTCAAGTATTGTCTGACCATTGGGCTAGGTACCACAAGGTACCTGCTGAAGTGTCTTACACTGATTTGCAACGAGCGAATGTCATCGCTTACGCGATGGCTTACAAACTTGGCTCTCGTAACAACCTCACAATGCAATGGTCCAATTCCCCTGCCGGGCGGGATTTCCTGAAGCACATTGGGGACGTTGATTGGCCGCAGAAACCTTATGCTCAAGCTAAACAGCAGCGAAGGATCAAGATGAAAGTCGTGCACAAGAAGGAGGCGAAAAACATCCCCGAAGGCACGTACATCGAGGTCACATTCATTGACTGGAGGAAGTATGTTGACCGTGATAGAGTCATGTTTGACGCGATTCAGCACCATCATACATTTTACCCTATGCGACAGCGAAGGGTTGATGAAGCCGTTGGTGCTATTCACGTTTTTACGCACGAACCCACCAAACAGATAGTGTTTCCCCCTAGTGCTCAAGTATTCCTTGATAATGCGCAGATTGTATTACAGTCTGGCAAAGGATTGAAAGACAATTCACAAGGTGGCAATCACAAAGGTGACGGGCCGCGTCCTGAGCAAGAGATGGATGTAGTTCGCATGACTGAGGTGATGAAGAGGAATGTTCCTGTCTTTTTAGGCAGAAATTGCATGATTTGCACTCATGAATACATCAGCGACCATCGCGTCCACACGAACTATGGGTTACGTGTTCGCTTGGCGAAGGAAATTCGAGAGTGCAAGTGCAACACCATGACTGACAAACACGCACATGTGTTCGTTTGGGTGTGGCAGAAAGTAAACAGTTCTATTGAAGGACTGATTGAACCTGCCAACCTCGAGTCCTTTCAAGGATATTGTCGGAAATTGGCGAATTTTCTTCTTTTGCATGGTGTTTGTACTTCTTACACTCGCGCATGGGGTGATGAGAAGTATATTCACTGCACACACATGACGACTTGCGAGGGTCCTTGCAAGAGGTCAAACGCAAGCTTTCGGCTAAATTCACAGGGAGCTAACCACAAGGGAGATGGTCCGTGCACTAGCGTCAAAATCGCTACTGCTGCACTCCTGATCCTTGCAGGTATGCTTTTTGGTGCTAGTTTCACTCTCCATTGGCAAGAGTTCGATCAATACGATCTCCTGGTCCCTTGCGAGCGTTACGTTGAATTGGCTAGAGAGGGCGGTCGCGGTTACGACCGTTTTTCGGACTCAATCGCAGATATGGCGAAGAAGAAGAAACAAGTCGTTGAGAAATTGAAACATGCACTCAAGGTGGTGAATGAAACCAAGAACAGGCTTGGCCTTAGAAACAAGGGTAAAGTCGTGTCAGGTATGAAACACCCTGGGAAGAAAGAGAAGAAAATCCACAGCCCTGCTTCAAATTTGGCGGTATCATCTGCCGTATCTGCCACAGCGGCTGTCGGATCAGTTTTTAAGTCGAGTGGGAAGAGGAAGGCCCAGACTGTGGTCGACTCAGAATTCTTGAATGACTTCGGAACTGTTTCCTCTGCCTTCACGCAGAGTGCTGCTTTCCCTGTCAATGCTGCGAATGCGTTGTTGTTCCCCAAATTAGCCCAAATTGCTCGTCAGTTTGAGCGCTATTACTTCAAGAGATTGAAGTTTGAGTGGATACCCAACTCATCGACCGCAACAACGGGGTACGTTGCTCAGTATCTTGACTATGATCCTGATGATGCCGCAATCAACTCGCTGCAACAACTGATGGAAAATCAGGGGTCTGTAGCAAGCTCTGTTTGGCAGCCGCATTCAGTTAGTCTTGATCCCAAACTGTGCTTGAGCAAACATTATTTTACGGCCATCACTGGTACGATTACAACTGATGCCAACGCACGATTGAATAATCAGGCCAATTGGCGGCTGTATTTTGATAAAGTTCAAGCGTCAGCTTTGAATGCTGGTCTTGGAGCAATTAGGGTGTCTTATGAGTGCGAGTTGTCAGGTGTGAAAACCTCAGATGCAATTAGCCTCAATGCAAACCTTGTTACCAAGACCAACTCTGCTACGGCTGTAGCCGTGGGGGCCACACAAGTCTTTATGTGTTTTGGTGGAACCACAAATTCGTCTGGTTTCAAATCCAACTCATACATAGACGGTGTTTACTCAGATGTGCCATCCATCGGCATATCCTCAGTTTGGCCTTCGGTGACGGTCTATGCCGGTGTGAAGCTTAGAGGCCGTGTGGTGTTTGGAGTGGCAAACCTCACCGCTGGCGCAGCTCACATTGGCATAAGACAATTCAAAAGCGACGGCACAACTCTTGATACTGATCTATTTGGCACTGGAGCGAATGGCTCCTTTCCAATTGTGATCTCTCTTGATGTTGATGCTTTGGCCGTTGCTGTTGCATTTTACTTCCAACAGACTGGGGCCGCGGGAACTTTTGACGGAATTGGTACAATGAATTGGACTAACACCGCCAATGTTTCCGTCGGCCTCACTGAGGTTAGACAGCAAACCTCTATGGGATTTTCGACCGATGACCTTCAAGGCATAACTGAATTTGTTCAGAATTGCGGATCGTCAGCTGTGGTCATAACCCCTGTTGATGAAGTGAAGACTGTATCCACACCAGACCCTGTGGAATTGCAGCAAGACTTCTTTGCTTTGGTGGATGAAGTGAAGAGACTTAGGCTTGCTGTGCAGAGACGTGAAGCGGAAACTCCGGAGTATGAGGCTGTTGAGATCCTATCGGATTTCACACAGCAGCACACTTCTCGTGAATCGTCTGGAGCGCGAAGCGCTGGGCCCTTGCCCCAAAGGAATGTGGGGGGTGTCACAAGACCAAATATTGTGCAGACCCTGAAGGAGGAAGCGAAGAACACGCGTTAGTTTAGATGACTG